AAAGCTATACAAAGCGTTGGGCGTTCCAGTTTCTCGTCTTGAACCAGAAGGTTCATTTAGTCTTGGTCGAGCAACAGAAATCACAAGAGACGAAGTGAAGTTTGGAAAGTTCGTTAATCGTTTGCGTTATCGGTTTAGCAATCTTTTTGATGATCTACTCGAAAAGCAACTAACACTCAAAGGTATTCTGTCAAAGGAAGACTGGAGTGTTCTCAAGACGCTTGTTGAATATAGATTTCGACAGGATTCACATTTCTCTGAACTCAAGCAACTTGAGGTCATGCGAGACAGAATGGAGATTCTACAGTCTGTTGAAGAGTATGTCGGTAAATACTACTCAAAGAACTGGGTTCGTGCCAACATTCTGAATCAGTCAGAAGAAGAGATTCGCACGATGGATGGTGACATGGCAAATGAGATTGATGATGGAGATGTTGATCCGTTTGAAGATGAGACAAGACAGCTTGATCGACAAAATGCTGGTGTTGGTTCCTTTGCGAAAGATGAACCCGCTGGACCACAACAACCACAACAACGCGAAAGTGTTTCCACATTCAAACGAGTCAAAGGCATTCGTTCAAGGTCGATTCAACTAGCAGAAAATTTTGACGAAGATTTTGATTGATATAAATAAAAGACAACGCTTTATAAGGAGAACATAATGAAAGAAAGAATCCACGCTGCGATTGAAGACGCATTAGGTGAAGATCCCAACAGCTTTGCTGAAAAGATCAATGACGTACTGGCAGCAAAGATGAGTGACGCCTTGATGACAAAGAAAATGGAGATTTCAAATAACTGGCTGAATGACATTGAGCCAGCATCAGAGGAAGAAGAACCATGAAACTAATTTCCGAAATGGTTGATGACGAAAAAATCGAGTTCATCACCGAAGAAAAGAATGGCGAAAAGAGTCACTTCATCAAGGGTGTCTTCATGCAATCTGAGCAGAAGAACCGAAACGGAAGAATCTACCCAAAAAAGACTTTGGGTGAACAGGTCAACAAGTATATCAACAACTATGTAAATCAAAATCGTGCGTTTGGAGAGCTTGGACATCCAGACGGTCCAGTTGTGAATCTTGAGCGCGTTTCTCATATGATTAAGGAACTGCGTGAAGACGGTAATAACTGGGTAGGAAAAGCAAAGATCATGGACACTCCTTATGGAAAGATCGTCAAGAATCTGATTGACGAAGGTGCGAAGTTAGGTGTTTCCTCAAGAGGAATGGGTTCTTTGAAGAATGTGAACGGAACAAACATTGTTCAGGACGACTTTTATCTTGCTACCGCTGCCGACATTGTAGCAGATCCATCTGCTCCAGAAGCCTTCGTTGAGGGTGTCATGGAAGGAAAGGAATGGGTTTGGGACAATGGAATCATTCGTGAGCAAGAGATTTCGAGGATGAGACGAGAACTACAACAAACTAACCGAAAGAAACTAGAAGAAGCCAAGTTACATCTATTCAAATCCTTTTTGTCAAAATTATAGGATTTATAAATAACATAGAATAAACTGTGGATTTTTCCATTCTTTCTAAGGAGATGGACATAATGGATACGGAACAAAACTTTGTAGACGATACTCTGCTCGACGAAGAGATCGACCAACTAGCGAACGAGATCGCGGCTGAGTTGGAAGCAGAGCTTCTGGAAGCGCAAACAGAGTCACCCAGCAAGCCGGGTGGTGGTGGAACAGGTGATGCTCCCGAGAGTGGAGAAGTCAAGCCTGTTGCTCAACCAAAGGGAAAGCCCCTTTCAAAGAAAAAGGTCAAGGCTGAGGTCAAGACAAAGGGTCAAGGCGACGATCCCTCTGAAGTAGAAGTATATGAGGAAGAGGACGTTGATCTTGAGGATCTTGAGGATCTTGACATTCCCGAGACAAAGCAAGAGATGATTCGATCCATCTTTGAGACTCTGAAGAGTCTTGATAAGGATTCTCTTGCGGGTAACTACTCACGACTCATGGCAGCGATGCTTGACGAAGGAACAGAGGATGTCGAAGAGGATGAAGCCTCCATTCCCGTTCTTGAGCGCAAGACAATCACTGCTGATGACATTGATCTTACAGAAGACCTGAACGCGATCTTCGGAGAGAACGATCTTTCCGAGGAGTTCAAGTCTCAAGTGACTACCATCTTCGAGGCGGCAGTCGTTTCCAAGATCAATGAAGAGATCGAGCTAATCGAGCAAGAGTTCAACACCAAGCTGGAAGAGTCAGTTGTTGAGATTGCCGAGGAACTTACCAACCAGATTGATTCATATCTCGACTATGCCGTAGACAACTGGATGCAAGAGAATGAGCTTGCTGTTGAGCGTGGCATCAAGTCAGAGATTACTGAAGAGTTCATTGGTGGACTCAAGCAACTCTTTGAAGATCATTATATTGATGTTCCAGAGGAGAAGGTTGATCTCGTTGATAGTCTTGCTGATCGAGTTGAGGATCTTGAAGAGAAACTCAATGAAGCAATCGAGACTAACATCGAGCTTAACTCGATTGTTGAAGATTATCAGCGGGATGAGCTTGTCAATGAGGCAACTGCCGAACTAACAAGCATGGAGTCCGAGAAGCTGAGAGGTCTTTCAGAAGGTGTTGGTTTTGAGGATGTTGACCAATACAGACAAGCTCTTGATACGCTCAAGGAAAACTATTTTCCTCGAACGTCCAAGGGTGGTGCCGTACAGCTAGACGAGGAAGCCGAGATTTCTGAGAATGGAATCGTTGAGGAAGCTCCTCGAAATGCTGCGATGGCATCGTATGTCAACGTGCTAAAGCGAACTGTCAAAGAGTAGAAAACTTAACTTTTATAAATACAAATTAGGATACTGTTGAATAACAGAACTGATTCAACAAACTTTTCAAGGAGAACGAAACATGTTGAATGAAGAACTAATCAATAAGTGGCAACCAGTTCTCGATCACGAGGATCTACCTCAGATCAAGAATAACTATCGTAAGGTAGTCACAGCTCACATGCTTGAGCAGCAAGAACGGGCTCTGCGTGAGCAAGCCGATGTTCAGGGTGCTGGATCTGCCAGTCTCCTTGGAGAGTCAAGCGTTCCTACCACAATCGCGGGTGATGGTGGTAATGTATCTGGTAACGTACAGAACTTCGATCCAGTCCTCATTAGTCTGGTTCGACGAACTGCGCCAAACCTGATCGCGTTTGACATCATGGGTGTTCAGCCAATGAGTGGACCAACAGGTCTGATCTTTGCGCTGAAGCCAACCTACGCGCGAGACGTTGACGGTAACACCGACGAAGCCTACAAGGCTAATGCTTTTTACTCAGAAGCGAATACGGGTTTCTCTGCTGGTAAGGGTGGAAATGATCCTGCGTGGGCTTCTCAAGGAAACGGTCTTGGATCAGATGCGATTAATAGCATGTTCACAGGCTCAGGAACAATCCGAACAGGTGCAGCCACGGAAACTGCTGAGCTTTGGGGTACGGGTTCTAAAGAAATCCCATCCATGAGCTTCGAGATCGACAAGACAACGGTAACTGCTGTTACTCGCGCTCTCAAGGCTGAGTATACAGTAGAGCTTGCTCAAGACCTGAAGGCGATTCATGGTCTTGATGCCGAGACAGAGCTTGCCAACATTCTTACGACTGAGATCAATGCTGAAATCAATCGTGAGATCGTTCGCTCGATCTACATGTCTTGTACCGGAGTGACTGCGGTTGATGGTCGCGGTACTGCCAATATTGGTCAAGATGGTGCGACTGGTGTTCTCGACGGTCGATGGCTTGTTGAGCGATTCAAGGCGCTTGTCTACAAGATCGAGACAGAAGCCAACGCGATTGCCAAGAACACTCGACGTGGTAAGGGTAACTTCATCATCTGTTCCTCAGATGTTGCGTCTGCTCTTGCGACGGCTGGTGTGCTTGATCCAACCGCTGCACTTACAGTGGATGACACTGGTTCAACCTTCGCGGGTACAATCGGTTCAGGAATGAAGGTCTACATTGATCCTTACTCCTACACTGGTGACGACTTCGTTGTTGTTGGTTACAAGGGAACCAGCCCATACGACGCGGGTATGTTCTACTGCCCATACGTCCCACTCCAGATGGTTCGTGCCATCGGCGAGGATAACTTCCAGCCCAAGATCGGTTTCAAGACTCGATACGGTATTGGAGTGAACCCCTTCGCTACACAGACGGGTGTTTCAACGGTAGCCGTTGGTCAAAACAACCGATACTACAGAGGCTTTGCGGTTACATACCTCAACGGTGTAACTGCCTAATATAAGCTAAAGTAGTAGCACACAAAACGGGGAGTGTCCTTCGGGATGCTCCCCGATTTGTTTTTGTGGTTTCCTAAATATATACAGGAGGTGAACATGGCAAAACTATTCAATAACCAACCCTCAAACATTAATTATTTGTCTCCGGTAGGATTCCGGTTTAATGTAGAATATCTACCTAACACAAACTGGTTTCTAACATCAGTGAACCTTCCGGGTATTTCATTAGGCGAAGTTACACAACCAACACCACTCATGCCGACCTTCGTTCCGGGTAATGACATTACGTTTGATCCTCTCAATGTCACGTTCATCGTAGATGAAGACCTTCAAAACTGGAGAGAATTATATGACTGGTTGATTGGTGTCGGATTTCCAAATGATTATAATGAATATAAAGTTCAAAAAGCAAAACAAATATATTCGGATGCTACCTTGTCTATATTAAATTCAAACATGAATATTAATTATGTAATCAAGTTTGAAGACATGTTTCCGACTAATCTCTCTGAAGTTCTCTTCGATTCCGCATCTAGCGATATTGAGGGAATAAAAGCAACGGCAACTTTCCGGTATCTTCGCTATTCATACGAAAAAGTTGGCACTTAGGTCTTGACAAGTATTCCTTTGGGGATTATACTATGTGCCGACTCCAGAACTACGTCTGGATTTCAATATAGTTGGAGGTTATGTTTAAATGAAACATCTTATTGGAATGACTGAGATTGAAGAAATCTATGAGATGTGGAGTGCCGACAGTAAGATTGATGATTTAGAGTTGGATACCGAGAGTTTGAAGATTCCTAATCTACATTCTAAATATGTACGAATGTTGACCGATGAGAGACGACAGCTACAGAAGATGCGTGAGATGCACAAGATTCTGTATCGTGACAAGACTGACTATTATAGTGGCAGAATGTGTCAAGAGGACTTGGAAGAGCGTGGATGGCAACCTTTGGACATTCGTGTTCTCAAATCAGAGGTTCCTAAGTATGTGGAAGGAGATGTAGAAGTGGTTCGACACCTGATTCAAATATCAGAACAGGATGAGAAGGTCAAGCTCCTGCTTTCCATTCTTGACAATATCAAGTGGCGCTCTCAACAAATCAAAAATGCGATTGATTGGCGTAAGTTTCTAGGTGGTGCTAACTAAATGGATACAGTAGCCGTTGCCAAGAA